GGACTTGAGTTTCTGGCCAGCCGCTTTCAGGTTGGTGATCTCACCGAAGAACGGGTCGACGGCGATGTCGCCCTTACGGGCCTGGGCGAGAACCCGGCTCTGCCAACCAGGTACGGCGTACTGGGCAAGATCAAACTTGCTCAACGCGTAGTCCATGAGCTTGTTCGTGAACTCGGAGTCTTTGAGTCCGCCGCTCATCCAACTGTCCAGCAGCTTCGCCTCAGTCTCAGGTAGCACACCTTCGTGTGCAGCCCGTTCCACTTGGGCGATGAAATCATCAGTGGTGATACCACCGTTGAGGTACGCCTCTTCCAGACTGGCGTAGTGGGGCCGCTCATGTTTGGGGATCGCGAAGGTGGTTGGTTCTTGGCCGCTTCCGATGGCCTTCGCCGTGATCGGTCCTTGGCCTTCCGGGGCTTCGCCGAACTCTTTCCTGGGGAGGTTCGTGTGCGCTACACGGGTCTCGTCGCTGGGGATGAGACCGGCGGCGATGTCGTCCAGCGACGCTTGGATCTCTTCTTCGTTTCGCGGGAACGCTGCCTTGAAAGCGACCTTGGCCCTGGTGCCGATGTTGCGACCAGCGTTGACTGTGCCTCTGGCGCCGTACCCGATTGTGCCCATCGCCCCCAGGAAGGCGGCTTGGCGGAACACCTCGTCGGACAGCATCCGGACTGTCCACCCACCACGTAGCAGCACCGACATCTTCCACACCGAGTTGAAGTCGTCGGCGACGTCTTTCCACTTGTCGAACGTGTTGCCGATGGCGGTTCTGCTGTCCTGGAACTTCCCGGAGTTGCGTTTGAACACGCGCCGCATCTGGTCGATGTCGGCCAAGTGCACGACGTCGGGTAGCTGGGAGGCGAGGAACGGGTTCTCTTTGAAGGCAACGGTCAAGATGTCGTCGTCGTCCAAGATCGTCGTGTAGTCGTGGCCTTCCAGTACACCGCCTTCTTCCAACCTTTCGCGCATCAACGTTCGGGTCTGGTCGGAAACGTACTTCCTGGTGTTGGCAAGGTCCGCCTGGCGTGCGGCGGCCCGACCGTTCTGCGCGGTGTTGAGGATCCGCTGGTAGTCCTTGTCGTGAAGGTTGAACTCTGTAGCCATGGACTTGACGATCGCGTCTTCGGCTTCGTTGATAAGCCGGGCCTTCACCTCGGGGGTGGATGCGCTCCCGAAGTCAGAAAGGATCTTGCTGGCCTCTTCCGGTTTGAGGGTGGAACGGTCCAGGTAACGGCGCAGGTCCCGGATGGCCTGCGGGTCGTTGACGTTGATTCCGGTGATGATGCGAGCATCGCCGCCGATGATGCGAGCACCAGACGCGAACGGTCGCGCCATGCGGACAACCATGGGGCGGTCGTGGATAGATTTCTGCTGCAACGCCGCACGGAACTGGGCGTACTTCCCGGCTGTGGGCATGTTCTGCCCGACCAGAGTCATCCGAAGACCTTTCACCACATCAGGGTCAAGGTATTCGTCCATCGACACTTTGGAACGTTGCTCGTCAAGCACCGCGAGACGGGCGCGTTCGGTGGCGGTCAACGGAACAGGCATGTAATCATCGACACTTGGGGGTTTGGTGGGCTTCTCGTTTCTGCCGGGGAGGTTGTTTTCCCGGATGGCTTTGGTGTCACCCGGTGCCAGATGTTGAGCTTTGGTTGCTTCCATGGCGTCAGGGTTTCCGAGGCCCTCCCGGTTCTTGAGCCATGACCATTCTTCCTGCGTCTTCGCCGTCATGACCTTGTCGGCTTCGCCGGGGTATCGGGTGATGAGTTGTTCCATGGCGTCGGTGTCGTTGAGGAACGCCCGGACGGCGAGTCGCTGCGCGTCCTCGTCGTGGCGGAGTTTGAACAGGACGCTGGCCTGTTCGGCGCCGCGGGTGGAGTGGATGAACGCCACGTTGTACAGGTCGTTCTCGTCTTTGGCGACCTTGGAGTAGTCGATCACTTTCTGCAGGTTCTCTGAGTCCAGGTACCTGTCCGCAGTCTTGCCGACCAGCGGTTTGTCTACATACTTGATCTTGGCGAGTTTACCGACCTTCCCCGCCACGATCAGGGGGTCGAGGAAGTTTGCACCAAAATCCAGGGCTCCCGAGCTGTACCGGTACCAACCTTCTTGTTTGTGCGGGTCGTTGCCTTGTTTGCGGGCATAGCCAAGGATGTCGTCCATCGACACGTCGCCGTCGTCTTCGGTGAACGCCGCACCGATAGAGGCGGCGAACGACTGTCCGGGGGACATGTGCCGCGACTCGTTCCACGCTTTACGCCACGATTCGCCGCTGAGCGGGTCTCCGGGCATGTCACCCAACGCCGCGTTAGCGACAAGACCGCCTGGCCCCACCACCAGGTTCGCGGTGGTGATGCCACGGCCCACCCACTGCACCCCGGTGCCCAGTGCTTTGTTGACTTCTTCGGGTGCAACAGTGTTGATGAGACTCCCGGCTGTGGCCATCAGCGGGTTGATCGGCCCGAGTGCCTGATGCACGACAGAGTCGAAGGTGTCCCGCCCGGCTTGTGCATCGTTGAGCAGGATCTTGGCGTAGTCCCGGGACAGCCGGTCCATGCTGCCTTTGTCGAAACCGTTGAAAGCGGCCAAGGTCATGTCGTAGCCGAGTCCGACGTGTGGTTTGACGTCGTTTTCCCACCAGGAGCCCCAGATTTTACCGAGGCTGGTGCCAAAACCTTTCCAATCCCAGAACGCCACGGGGCGCCACCTCTACTTCATCAAAGAACGTAGCCGGCGGACCATATTTCGGGTGTCGCGAGTGGAGAACGGAGAGGAAGCGACGAGTTCCAACGAAGGCAGCACCCGGGCCATGTTGGCGATGTCGACTTCCTCGGGGTCTTCCGGAAGACCGAGGGAGGTGGAGTCGGGACCGAGACCCGCGTCCGCGCCGGCGGTGACAGGTTCGTCCGGTCGTTGAGTTCCGGCGCCGAAACCGACGACGTCAGCAGCCGGGTTGGGTCCCGGTTGCGCGGGTTGCGCAGATGCACCTGGGGCGGCGGCGAGCGGTGCACCTTGCTGAGCCGTTCGGTATTCCTTCGCTTCGCCGTACTCTGCGTCTGGCAGCTCGCGGATAGGCTGCCGCGCACCCGGACCACCATCTGTCCGCCTGGACAGGGGTCCCGGCCCCGACGCTGGGGCCGGTTGTGCTGGCGGTTGGTATCCGCCTCTACCGGCCATCGTGGTGCACCTCCACTATCGGCCCCGCGACCTGGCTTTGACGGCCTGCCCGGCCTGGTTGAGCGGGGTTTGCCTCTTCGACGTCGACGCGTTCACGTTGGTGGCCCGCGCGGCCTTGAGTTTCTGGACAGCCCGGTTCAACGCAGTGTTCACCGTCGCCGTTCCAGTCGTCCGCCACTGCGGCGGCACCCTCTTGTCGGGTGCCTTGTTGACCACCGGCCCGCCCTTCGGCCTCGGTGCCTTCGGCGGTGCCGGCGCCCGGGGCGGAACACGCTTATCCGGGGACTTGTTGACGACAGGTCCGCCCTTCGGTTTAGGCGCCGGTGTCTTCGGTGGGGGACGCTTGTCAGGGGACTTGGTGACGATCACCCCACCGCCGGGTGGGGGGCGTCTCGGTGTTCTGCCGGGGATCGTCGGTGTCTGACCCGGCAGTTTCCGCTGAGACATCAGCAGCAGCCCTTCTGGGTGCCGCGCTGCCCGTTCGTCCGCACACCGAACTTGATCTCACCCTTGGAGTTGGTGTTCGTCTTGTTTTCCTTCATCACATGCGGCTTCTGCGTGTGCGGGGTCGCGCGCCCGCCGCCGCCGGTACCGATGGGAACGGTGTGGGACATGGTTTTCCTTCCGGTTAGGCGGGCATGCGGCGCATGACCGTGGACGACAGTTGCGGTTTACCGGACGACGACAGGCCGGCCAGCATCTGTTGCAGATCCGGGCGCCCGCCAGGGCCCATCTCGGCCTGCCCGGGGGCGGGGGAGGAGAACGGGCCGCCGCCGCCACCTGCGGCGGCCTCCGGCAACGCGGCGCCACCGCCGGCGCCACCCAACAGCGCCTCCAACGGATTGGATGGCTGCTGCGGGGCCTCACCGGGTGCGGCAGATTCCGGCGGCGGGAACATCTTCAAGATGGCCTCTTCGATGGACTTACCTTTTTGGCGGGAAGAGATCACTTCGGCGATCTTCGCCAAACCCTCACCGGGGTCCTGACCCATCTGCTGCATCTGCGGGATGGTCGCGGCGTAAGCGTAGATGCCCTGCTTCACGGCGTCACGCATCTCCTCCACGTCGATCTTCTTCTGCTCCTCGTCCACGTCGATGCCGAACGGCATCGCCCGCTGCGCCGTGTCGCGAGAGATTTCTTTGTCGCCGCGCAGTTGCAGCATCAGCACCGCGGCACGGTTCGGATCAAGGCCGGCCATAAAGCCGTAGGTGACGTCGCAGGTGTGATCCCCGGCGATGTCTTTGGACGGCGTGTACTCCATCTTGAACGCGGCACCGTTGACTTGCCCCCTGATTTCCTTCTTCACATCCGGCCACAGCTTCTCGTCCATCTCGAAGCACAGTTCGAGGATCTGTTTGAACATGCGCGTGAAGATGGTCTGCGCCGTTTTGATCTGAGTGTCGAACCCGCCCATCAACGCCTGGATACCACGGCCCGTGATCACAGATGCTTCGGTGTTCCCGCCCCTGCCCTGCGGGTACCGGGCACCCTCATGCATGTCGGCGTTCAACAACTGCGATTCGGCCATCGCACCCTGCGGAAGTTCGATCCCCACCCGGCGGATCTTCTCCGGGTTGTTGGTGCGGATGATCGCATCCGCCCCCAGCGGGAAGTCCTGCACATCCGGGGGGGCCGCCATCGGGGCCTGAACGCTTTTATAAACCGCCTCGATATTCAATTTAGCCATAATATCTCTGGCGATTTGGATCCACACCACTTCGTCGAATTGGCCGTGCTGCGAGTCGTGGTCCAAGGTGGGTTTCCGGGCCACCACCACCTGCACCTTCTTCAGTAAACACCCCGCCCTGGCCAACACGGTGGGGACCTGCTTGTTCCCGCCAGGGTTCGGTGACCCGGGCAGGTACAGCATCCACTGATCGGCGTCGATGTAGCGGATCACCTCGATGTCCTGGTCGCCGATGTACCGCCCGGACGGATCTTTCGTCAACTTGTGCGCATACTCCGGGTACTCCTCCGCCAACATCCAGCCCGGTTTGAGGAACCGCTTCGTGTAGGACACCAAACGGCCCCAACGGTCGTACTCCGG